TGTGCCACTGATAAGGATTCAAAGAGGGAGAGGCTTTCAAGGTCCCATCTTCATTCATAGACACATCTAATCTCTCATCTAATGTTGGCTTGGTCCCTCTAGCATTAGTAATTTCAAGTCCTATTCCCGAATTGGCTATAAGATTTTCTATCCATTCAGTTCCAGTATAAACGTACCAGAGTCCTAAATCAGTTCTCCAACAAGGTTGACCCGCTATTGGAGCAGGATCAGTAGGAAAAGAAGTGCCTGAGAAAGAACTTCTTAATACTTCAGCATGGTTCCTTATTATAGCATAAAGCTCTGAAAACTTAGTTACTCCACTCTCCGGTAAAGTATCATCATAATTTTGTGCCATTTTATCACCTCGTTATTCCTACATAATCTCTTAAATAAATTATAGCTCTTCCCATAGCTTTCACCATTACCCTTAAACCATCTATCGCATTTTTAGCACTAGGAAGGTCAGTAACATTGGGAACATTAGCTGTTACCCAATTGTCCAAATCACTTTCTGTCCAAGTAGCCCAACCTGGGATGTTTTTTATTTTAACTTCAGCATCCCTATAAGAAGTTTCAGCAGTATTTATTGCGGCAATCCTAGCAGCTATTATAATATCCACTTCAGATTGAGTTTTTCCTTGAACAACCCCTCCTACTATTCTATAAAATTCAATATCTACACCCATTGTAGGAGTAAATTCCACTGCAATTTCATCAACATCTAAAACAGTCTTATTGATGGATGACAAAGATTCTAAATTACTTGCTCTATAAGCTCCCTGCATGTATTATCTCCAATATCTTATTCCTCTATAAGCAAGTGTGTAACTTCCAGTTCCTGCCCCTCTACGATAATAAATTGATGTAACTCCCCCAAGTGGAAGAAATCTTCCTACAGTATAATAAAGTTCCTCTGAATACCCCCCTGGTAAATAGGCAAGATCGTTCACCCCATCTAAAGAAACCTTTATAGAGGGATTATCGGTAATATTTATTCCGGTTAACCAAGCCTCTAGTTGGGAAAGCCCAGTAGGTACATAAGTAAGTGTTTGACTTGTATAGGTAGTAGCAGTTAGTCCAGTAGCTATGACAACATATGCAGTTTTGAACCATTGTTGTATTATATTCCCCCTTATTAAAGGTATGGTTTGAACAATATTAGAACTGGCATCCGTTATGAATGTTGCTACCAATCTATAAGAGGAATAACCAGCGGGAATATTAGCAGCAGTTATAGAAGTATCGAATCCTACATCAATATTACCACTGCTAGTTCCTCTAATCAGATGTAAATAATAAATAGTGTTGGCAGCTATTGAACCGCTAAATAATCCCCCTTGATTAGTTCCTGCAGCCCAAGGACTTACATCAAGTTTTTTGGTTAAGGAAGAAGATAGGGTCATTACATAAGTATTTGTACTATCTGTACAAGTTCCTGTTGCTAATGTGATGTCATGATCACTATCAGCAGCGTGGGAATATTCAAGACCTATGATGTAATTGTTAGGAACAAAAATAGATCCACTTTTATAAAAATTAGTACCATTAATAATACCATTAACATCCAAAGTATAAGATGGGTTATTCCTATTAACACCCATTCTCTTATTAGCTTGATCCCAAAACCAATCAAATGATCCGAATTGCCAAGACATATTAATATCCTGTGATCTTTAAATTAACTTCCCCAGAAATTTTAGTATCAGAAATATCAAGCAAATCAATATGAAACCCCGTTTTGCTTTCACCCGAAACAATAGGAACTATTGCTTTAGTTGCACCTTTTATGGTAGCTTGAACAACAGGAGCTACACGCAGATTGTATCCATAATTAGCTAAAATTACATCTGTTCCTGTCTCTCCAGACACATGAAAATTATTTAATTCAAACTCTACATCAGGAACATCACCAGCTATATAAAAATGCTGTAATTCAAATAAACCTGTAGAAGTAGGCAGTTTAACTCTAAACTCAGCTTTTAGATAACGGAAGACTTCTTGATCTATCCCGAAATATTCTCCAGAGGCAGAATAAGTAATATCATCACTACTGTATTGGTAATACATTTTAGTTTCGGGTATCATAGTAACATGATCATCCGTATCTGAGGGATAAGTTAAATCTGTTCTATCCGGATAACTTAAATCTGTAGCACTAGGATCCGAAGCATCAAAAACGTTGGATAATCTTATTCCTATAGTTCCCTCTTGCTCAAAGTCAACACCATTAGATAAATAAGAAGCCCAGTCTGTATAACCATACTGAACAACAACAGCAGGAATTTCTCCACTGTAAGACATATGGGTAAAAGTTCCATCAGGACCTCCTAATTTAGTTATTTCATCTTGAACAACTATAATATTAATGGAATCATCTATTCCACTTAAAGTTAAATCAGCACTAGCAGCAGTACTGGAATAAAGATTTGAGGAATCAATAGCTTTGATTAGAAAACGAAAAGTACCATCCATTTCGGCTTTCCAAGTCCACTTATCCTTGGAAATCCCTGTAACTAAAATTGTAGATGTTTCCCAACTAGCTCCTTTTCTTATTTCATACCCCCATAAATCACCGTCCTCAATATGTGTCCATTTAAAACTAACAAATTGTCCATCTTGAATAGCCGCAAATCCTGTAACATTAGAAGGCGGATCTAATTTACCTTGAGTTAAAATTTCAGACCAAGGGGCATCAGTTAAAGCCGTTTTCTTGTTTAAAACATTTACAGTCACAATGGAAATAATATAATTCCATCCTGTTTGTACACCCCTTATTCTGAATCTACCACTTTTATCCGTACCTGCAAAAATAGGGTTGCTAACATCGGCTATATCAGTAGTATAAAATGGAGAAGATTGTCTGTACCATATTTCAACATGGTCGAAAAAACTATTTTCGGGTACTGAATAATAGACATCAATACAATCTACTAATGTGCCATCCGAACTTTTTATAATCAATTCATCTAATTTTATATTTTCTACATCAGGAAGAGGATCTAATGTTGAATATTCTAAGGTAGTAATTACTGGAGTTTCATCATCTACAGAATAAAGGGAGTGATTGTATTCTATGCCAGATATGGTACATTTAAAATCTTGTGACTTTGTTATACCTACAACTCTAAAAGGTTTTGCTTCAGTATCAGTTTCCCCAAATGCAAAAGGATCATACTTTTGAGGAAGTGTAGTAAAAGGTGAGGTAAGTGTCAAAACACTTGTAGTACCCGGCTCTGTAAGAACTTGCCTTTCTACTACAGTATTATCATATAACCTAATCAATATAGAATAATAAGTATCATAAGTCATGGTTACTTCTTGATCTAAAGTCACAGTAGAAGTGGTAGCACTTATTATTCTACCCCCATAACCCCATTGAGGTACATCATGTTGAACTAGTACCACATCACCAACAGTACAAGCTATGGCATCTACATCAACATCAAAAGTAATTGCCCTGGTTAAGTGTTGATTGTAAAGTAACCTTAATTTGGCTATTCTGTAAGCTTCCGATTGTTTGGTTATTCCTATAAGTTGTAATAAAACTTTATTGCTATCATTACCTATCTCATCATTATAAACATTAAAGGTTTCCCTTTGGTAATCATTTTCGGAATTGAGGTATTCCACTTCCAATTCTGATGTTCTATCTTCCATAGGTAGGAATACCTCTTGAAAAGTATCCATGTAAATATTGGCTACGGAAAATAACTGGGAAGGATTTGTAGGTTTATCAACAAAAACAGAATATTTAGTACCTGTAGCTACAATCATGGCCCTACTCATTTCACAGACCTTCATGACTGCATCCCACATTGTAGTTAAGGCATCAAACCCTCCGTTAAAAGTGAATCTACTTTCAGTACCCCCCTTACCATCCGGAACAGGAGTATCACAATAAAGAGCCCATTCATAAAAGGCATCAGTATCTATGTATACAGGATCAAATCCATCATATCTGATCACATTCAAATCGTTATCAAAAACAGGCTGAGTTAAAATATCATAAGCTACCCAAGCAGGGTTGTTGGAGAAAATTACTGCCCAACTTATTCCATCATAAACCCTGATCAATGCTCCCTGCACTATACACGAAAAATCAAATGATCCTGATATTTGTCCAGTTGCTAAAGCCTTAACTCCTACTAATACTTGTCTTGGATATTGAAAATCATCATAAATTATTTCTGATATTGAGGACACATACATAACATCCCCATATTTAGAACTGGTTTGTTCTGCGGAGGTTTTCGATATTTTTATCTGATATTGACCTTTGCTAGGAACAGAAAATTTCACAACTTTAGTTATAGCCATAGATTTACAATCTGTATAACTACCACTTGCATAACTAACCCAAGTAGTATCCCCTACTTTCCTAGCATCAACTTGAAACCCTACAGAATGATAATTCATATCTCCATAATCATTATCAACTGAAAATAACCCTCTAGGGAATATAATCTTTACTTCCAAAGCATCAAAATAATCCCCTTGTGTAGTATAAGTATAAGAACTACCTCCTTCAACTTGAATAGACATAGAATATTCAACTTTAGTATCATTGAAATTCTCAATCATAGGTTGATCCATGCTACCTAAAACATCTTCCACAATTATATTATCATACTTGGTATAATCTTGATCATTTATCTTTATATCACTTATACCATATATAGGACCTAATCCTAAATGAATCAAAACATTCAAATAATTGGAGTCAGGAGTTCCTGGGTATCCCCCTACCAATTCTGAAACTGTCTCACATTCTTCTATCCGTGCAGGATACCCGCCCACTACATTTAAGATATAACCAGCGGCATTATAATTAGATGTAGCTGCATTTAACGCAAGAAGAGCCGCATTTGTTTCAACTAAAGCAAGTTGCCAAATGTTCCGGAGTACCTCATTAAACCCGCCCCCTGACATACTATAAGGATCATATGAATAACTATCGAAATAAGCTTTGTAGGCTGCATCAGATATGGCTTTCTTATTCTCATAATTAGCTAAAGCTTCACTTCTTACTGTATTGAGCCTATAATATTCAGTTTCTTCTTCTCTCGGACCTCCTCCCTCACCACAATAAGTAGTAAACACTCTCTGGGCAGCTACCCCTGCCGCACCTGGCTGACTTTCTATATTACCTGATATGATATTACCATGTACTTTGCTATATCCATAAAATCTAGGAATCATTCCTCCCTCTTGTTGAGTAGTCTGAGGACTCCAAGAAAAAACTTGAGAAGTATCATAACCTTCTCCAACTCCCCCCATAGAACTGCCATAGCCCCCTGGTGCAGAAGGGGGAGTATAACTAATAGGTTTAGGGGGACCAATATTAAACCCTCCGATAGAAGGTAATTTGTATTCTATAGGCAATAACATATCAACTAAAAAATTACCAACTATACTAATACCCATACCTATTAACGCAGCAGCCAAAGGTCCCACACCCCACCATTGACCAGAATAAGCCATTACTACTATAGCTACAACCGCTACAACCAATTTCAATACCATGTTCCAATCATTATTACTACTACCGAATACAGGAACAAAGGTTATACAATCTTTATCTCTCACTTTATAAAGATCAAGAGAATCATTGGGCAATATTTTCCCATTTAAAGAAGTAACTATATTTACATCTCTAGGAATAAGTTCATCTCTCAATTCCTTAACAGATTGTCCTCTCATAGGAATTGATCGAGTTTCCTTATTTCTTCTATTCAAAGGATCATTTACTTTAACTATCTGAAGCATATTTATAAAACCCGCTTATTCTATTCTTCCAAAGTAGATGATTAAGTTTCTCTATAGCCACTTGCTTCTTTTCAATACAATGAATAAAACTATTTAGATCAGGTAAAATTACCCCGATATGAGTAGAATATAACCCTTTAACCTTAAACGTTACAGCACAAAAAGGTTCTGGCTTGTCAATCTGTATCCAATCAATTTTCTTTTCTTCTACTACAGCATTTATCAAACCTTTATTATCAGGAGAGATAAGATCCTCTAAAATAATTCCTCTTCTCCTATAAACCTCCATCAATAAACCATAACAATCAAAAGTATTAGGTCCTCTAGCTCCATATTCAAATTGTTTATTAAGCAAATCTAATAGCATTACTTTTCAATCCTGGAAATCCGCCAAATCTTTTAGTATTACCTAATGTAGTACAATACTCAAATGTTTTATTACAAGTAGCAGAACTGCCTGAATAAGCACATTCAGCACCTTTAAATATCCAATTACAATGACCTGCTATGTATCGAATCAAAGGGAATCTTCTTCTAAACGGAGAAGGCGCTCCAAGAGTAAATACGGCTTTTGAAGCTGACATAATTACTGAAATAACCACAAAAGACATATCCAAAGATGAAGTATCCTCAGACAAATAATCGGAATTTACTACATGAATATCTACAGTAGAGCCTACTGCTCCATCCAAAGGTTCCAAATAAGCTTGGATTATTCTAGTAACATTAGATAAGGTAAGTTGCAAAGTAGGCAACTCTCCTTTTCCAGAATCAGAAACAGAATCTATATCAAAGGGAAACCTACTATAAGTAGTTCCATTCCACTCAATATCAATAACATTCCTTACAAGATTTAAAACTACACCACTGGTAAGAGTCACATCTAACAAAAGTAACCAAGAACTAGTAGAGGTGAGTTTATTCTTTTCTATTGCCAATACAGCGGGTAATGTTTTCATACTTGCATAAACCCCATTTCAGCTTGATAATAATGGGCAGTTGCCATGTAAGTTATGGTGGGTACAGGATCAAATCTTACTATATAAGTTGTGCTATCATCAGGATTAGTCCAATTAAAAGATTCAGATCCTCCCCTTACCGCGGTTATAAATGCCCTAAGCAAAGCCACATCAGAAGTATTTAAATTTTTATAAACCACGTTAGACCATTTCTTTCTATCTGAGGTGAATCTAGGTCTAGTTTGAACATACCCACTCTCAAAATCACTTTTAATAGTAGAATCTAAAACATCCTCTTTTATTTCCCATTCAGGAGGTCTACTTAATGTAGGAAAATCAGACATTTGCTATAGCTCCTCTCAAAACTCCACCTTGTCTAATATCTTCAAGGATAACACTTATTACATACTTCTTACCATCAAACTGAGTTTTACCTTGTTTAGCAGTTACAGGTTGACTAGATTTATTTTCTAAATTTATCTGAACATTGACATCCCTTTGTCCTAAAGCTTTCATCTGACCTGGGGTAAAAACTCCTTCATTTTTTCTAATTACAGACAATCTCTCATCTGGACCTACCCCTGAATGGTATCTAGGAAGCATATCAATATATTTTTTAGGAATGATGTCTTGACCCATCACCCCTCCTTTATGAATCCGATAATACTCTCCTCCTATGCCTCCTCCTATGCCTCCTCCTACACTTCCTCCTGCACTTCCTCCTGCACTTCCTCCTGAACTTCCAAAATATGTACCGACTATTTGTGCAAGATATTTTAGAAAGACTTTTACAGTTTCCTGTGCTATAAATTGGGTCATCATTTTAAGTAATTCATCCAAAAATTTCCTAAATATATCTAATAACGATGTTTGTCCCTCCGCTACCCGTTTTTGAGATTCCACAATCTGTTTATTAGCATCTAATTGGGCTTCCTGTGCTGCAATAGCCGCTATTTGTGTATCAATAATGGCCTGCTGTTTTCTCTTCTCCGATTCAGAAAGAGAGTTATTACTACTAATTAAATCCCTTTGATTTTGTAAGGCTTCTTTCTGATTAGCTAAGGTTTGTTTGTCAAGTTCTATCTGTTTTAATTTATCTTCAGCCTTGTTAATATCAGATTCTTTGCTTATATTAAAGGTACCTTTACCCATAGAATAAAGCATATCGGATAAAGCCCCGCTTAAAGAATCTCCTACGCCTTTAACTATATCAACAATACCTTCAGCAGTAGTTTTAGCCTCTTCTAACCACCTTCTTAATCCTTCCCTTACAGTTCCCATTAACCCTTCAGTCCTGTAAATTTCTTCCAAATCAGTAGCTAACTTCCTATGAATCCCCCTCACTTTATTTGCATAGTCTTCTTCTAATGCTATTTGCTTATTTTTATTTTCCTGAACCTTTTCTAAAAAGTCATTTTGAATTTTTTCCTGTTCTTCTACATTCTCTCCTGCTTTTGCCATTTTAGCTTGAGAAAGTGCATAATAACTAATTAATTCCCTATCTAATAATTCCTTTTTCTTATTAAATAATTCCGTTTCCCTTCTTACCTGATCCTCATAATAATCTCTTGAAGATACTTCTTTTCTTCTAAATTTAAAATCAGCTAATTCTTCCTCAGCATCTATTTGTCTTCTTAAACTCTCGGCTTCTCCTTCTCTAACAATTCTATTCAGATTAGCCTCAGTGGTCATAGCCTCAATAATTCTATTTATATTTTCAACCCTATTCTTAGTAACATCATCATCCAAATCTATTCTTTGTTTATTTTCAAACTTCAACCTTTCAGTTACTATCTTCTCCATATCAGCCTTTTCCCTAGCTGCTGATACTTCTAATCTTCTCTTCCTTTCCAAAGGATCAGTAACCTTTTCTAATTCCTCTCTCTCCCTTGCGTAATTATTCCTTATCTCATAAAACTCTTCCAACAATTCACTAAAGAAAATATCTCTACCCCTTTCTCTTAAATCCTTTTTCTTTTCTTGATATTCCTCTTCAGAGATTGTCCTGTTTTTGTAAGAATTTTCTAGAAGTCTTTCCTCAGTGGCATAATCATTTTTAACTTGTTCTAATCTAGCCCTACTTTCTGCCTTTTGTGCTGATCTTAAATCAGCAAGATAAGATTTGTATTTTTCTTTATCTACAGAGGGGGGAGGTTCCTCTCCTCCTCCTTTTTTCATTTTCTTATTGAATTCTTCCTCTTTTTTCTTTAATGTTATTTGTTGTTCTAAAAAACTTATTTTCTTTTTAACTATATCCAACGCACGGGCATCATATCCTGCTTCCACTCCTGTTTGAGGCTTACCTGTAATAGTAGATGTAGGTCTACCCTCACTTTTAAATTTATCAAACTTTGAAAATTTCTCATAAGTATTGACATACTCTTTTAAATTATTAAGCTCCTTCTCTTGTTCTTTCAAAGAAGCACCATACATTTTTACTTCAAATTTACCTAACTCTGAATCATAATCTTCCTTCATAGCATTAAGTAAAGACATAGCAGAAGCAGCAGCAAATAAAGCAGCAGTTAATGGATTTATTCTAGCTATTAAAGTAGTAAATCCAGCAGCGAGAGAAGGAATAACAGATAGGCCTAATACTCTAAAAGAAGTAATTGTAACATCCAATATGGCACTTAATCCTGTAAATCTAAATATCAATAAACCTAATCCTACCAACAATCTTCCCATTATCACAGTAGCTAATATTTCCACCAACCTAGTATGTTCTGCTAACCAAGAAGTGACCTTTAAAATAACCCCTAAAAACACCTCAAGTATAGTAACTACAGGTTTCAAAGCTGTCCATATATTTTTAAAAGCGTTTACCAAAGAGGCAGTAATATTATAAGCAAATCTTCCTATAGACCCTAACTTATCTAATTTATCTGCAAAAGTTCCTGTAGGATCAATGGCAACTAGAACACCCCTAGCAAAATCAATTAATCTACCTGTAGCCTTTTGAAGATCGGGACCTAAATACTCATTAACAGCTTTACCCACTTCTTTCAATAAATTTAAAAATATTATCCATTGTTGAGAAGGGGGCATAGCCATAATAGCTGAAGCCGCAGTAAGACCTCCAGCAGATTCAGCTATATCCCTAGTTAATTGTTTATAAACGGTACCATAAGTCAGCAACAATTTTACAAGTTCTCTAACTTCTCCTCTCCCCATACCTTTTGTAAGTACGTTAAACCATCCCATTACGATTTCACTATTTTCATTTACAGCTTTACTTAATCCCTCCATTATAACATCTAACTGAGCAAATAAAGTTTTCTTAGGATCAATTTTGATCTGCAATACATCCAATATCTTTTTAAACTTATCTGTATTCATAGCTTGTAACATTGTAGATGTTACTCTAGAAACAGCAGCAATATTTCCACCTAAATTAGACATAGCTACAGACATAGCTAATAATTGATCTAAAGAACCTCCAAGCATTTTACTAATAGGGCCCATATACTGTAAAACTTTAGCAAACGATTCAGGTCTAGCAATACCAACAGCTTGTGCTCTCAATATTTTCTCAAAAATTAAGAGCATTTTTTCAGCATCAGTATTAACTTCCGTCAAAGTATCCTTAAAAGTATTAAAAGCACCAACAGTAGCAACAGCCCATTGATTAATATCTATTTCCTTAAAAGAAACTCTTAACTTGGCAACACCATCTACCATGCCCTGAAGTACACCATAAGGCAATCCTGCTCCAGCGAACGCTTGCATTGATTTACTTAAATCTTCCAAAGTAACAGGAAACTCAGTGGTAGCTCTTCTCATTAAAATAAGAAGACCGTCTATTTGTTTTTTCATATCTGAAGTTACTTGGCCCGAAGTAGCACCCCATCTTAAAAGACCTGCTCTAGCTTCTTCAATCTGATTAACATAAGCGAGCACATCTTTAAAAGATTGTATAGGTAATTGAACTCCTGCAAAAAGAGCAAATTTAGCTCCATACCATCTGGCTTGAACTGCAAGGAGTTTCTCCATATCAGTTATAATATTCTTTAAACTCCAATCATAGGTAATAAAACCCCTTCTACTTTCTTCAGTAGATTTGGTTACCTTTTTCATTGATTCATTTACTTGATCAAATTTAGATTTAATATCTTTGGCAATCCTGTCAAAGGTACCATCTATCTTTGAAGTAAATAAAATACCAAGTGATAAATCTCGGCTAGGCATCTGTTAATCCTTCTTTATTGGCCCATTTTTTATAATGCCCCATCATTTTGTCTGTCAAAGTCTGCTTTTCCTCTTCACTCATATTGTTATACTCTGATGGGTCCTTAAATAACATCCGGTTTTCTTCTTCCCTCTTCTTAGATTCCTTTTCTAAATCTACCCCAAACAGTGAAGCTCCTAACTTATAATAATCTAATTTTTGTTCCTCAATCCCCTTAAACAAAATACTAATCTGCCCTACTGTAAGTCCTCCTTCTCTATAGGACTTACTGAAGACATCTTCAAGTCGGTATTGGGAATAGTGTCTAAGGATACTGGTGATAACTGTGCTGGCAGAAACACTTTCGCCAGTTTTTTCAGGAGGTCCTTCGTTTTTTTTTCTAAGGAAGCATAATTAGCTTCAAAAACTATTTCAATAATATCTAATAATTGATCATTGGTAATATCAGTTAAAACTTCCTCGTTTTCATCTGATATAAAAGTCATTATTTTACCAATATTGTCTGAAATAGTATCTTTTATTACAGATAAAATTTTAATATTATCTTCATCTCTTACAGATTGTACCTCAAAAATAGCTGAGGATATGTTGTTCGTGAGTTTAGACTGATCTGCAATAGATAAAGGATAGATTTTTATTTTCCTAAGTTTTCTTATTCCGATAACAGCTTCCTTGATTTGAGGATTCAATAATTCCAAATCATTGTCCATCTTTTTTCTCCTTATTAATATGATTGGGGGTTCAAGTGCCTCTTTCGAGGCACTTGATTAGTGAGAGGTTTAGGTAAAAATGATACGACCCATAGGCTTTGCATCCCAAACGGCACTGCCTCCTGAAACAGCACTATCAGCCCTTTTAGCTTCAAATACTATAGGAACGGCCGCAGCATCTTCAGTCTTAAGGTCTACTTCAATTCCTGAAGCAACTTGGGCCCTAGGAAACACAATAGTCATGTAGTTAGAGCCACTAGGAAAGGTATAAACTGCCTCCATTCTGAGAAAAGCGGGGGTAGTTAAATTGCCCAGTGCAATCTCACCAGAATGGACAGAAGTATAACCTGAAGTAGCATCAATGCCTCGGGTAAAAGCCAAGTTCATCGGGGTTATTTCTTTGAATGAACATTCTAGAGAAGCGGCCTCTCTTAATGGAATAGTAGTATCTTCCATAAGAGGGAATCCCGATTCTAATTTCCAAAAGTCTACTTTAGAAGTAAACTTTGTATTAGCCAAAGCTCCTATAGAATTAGTAGAAGATAAGGCGGGATGGATATTAGAAATGTTGGAATCGGCAGCACCAACTCTAACCTGAGCCAATCCTAAAGCAACGGTAGTGGTATCCTTAGTTAATGGTCCTGTAGGCATACAATATCACCTCCTTTCTATATAAGATGATTCTGGATTGCTTCAGGTTTTTCTGATTGTAATTCTAACGTATTAGGAAAATAATTCAATATGTTCCAATGCCCACAAGTTCTTGATAGGCATCTAATTCTCACAGATCCATGTATGAATATCTCAACTGGGGAATGTTCTAAAAGATTCCCTTCTCTATCTTTTCTCTTACCAAATACAAAATAAAATAGCCCATTATTTTGTCTCTCGATTATCTTCTTTCCACATTTCTCACAAAAGATAAAAAATTTCTTATCGCCATTCAACAAACCGCCGCCCATCTGAGCCTCACATTTATCGACTTTAATTTAGTATTATCTCCGGCATCAGGATAAGTAGTCTCTATTATCTCTTGAGGTATCATATATCCAATAACAGTCCAAGCTTCACTTGCAGAACTTCTATAAAGAGGAATTCTTGCCCAACAGTCAGTTCGAGAAGTATCTATCAAATATCCCATGACCTTATCTCTAAGTTGTGCAAGTTTAAATCCTTCAGAATCCTGTTTGGTACAACAAAATATTTCAATACTAAAACTAGATAAAGTTTGCAGTTCAATATCACCAAATATAATACTAACCCATTTATCTACTTCAACACCTTGCACTTTAGGAGTAGTCAAAGTCTTATCAAATGTAATGGGATAACCTTCGGTAGTATAAATATTATCCCTAAAATATTTCTTTACAGAATCCCTTACATTTGCTTCTCTTGCTGTAATATCTAACGCCATTAGCTTTCCTCAATTTTCTTCACTAATTCTACTATAGCAGGAAAGAATGTTTTTGTCAAGTAAGTAACAGCCCTTACCTCATTTTCATTCTTTCCATCATAATCAATTTTACATAAAGACAAACCGGATATTAAGTCCTTCAATTCCTGTATACTAAATTCAAGAATGGCTACTATTTCTCTATTTTCTATTCCTAATAACTTCATGCCCATTTTCCTGCTATGAATTGTAAAGCTCTTTCCCCTAAAATAGGAGATTCCCTAAAAGCAAACTGATTAATAGAATGTGTAAACACGGGTCTTTTAGGGTGAATTCCCCCTTTTCTAGAACGATAATCTCCGCCGTATTCTAAAGTATAAGCATATTTGGCAATCTCATAGAGTCTAGTACCTGAATATCTAGGACTTGCCCCTATAATCCCATTGGGAATACCTGCCATATATCCATCACTAACCTTAAAACTGGATAGAGCAGCAATCAAAGCTCCTCCCAATTTCCAAAAATCTGATCCATATCCTTGTTCTGCTTTCCATTTACCATATCTCTCTTCATATCTTTGACCTCTAGCACTCCATCTACTCACCCAATATTGAGATATTATATCTTGCCTAACTCTAGTAACAAATTGCCGTGACATCTCTCTAGGCAATTCATCATTTTGGTACCTAGTAGCTACTTGTACTTTTCCTATAGCATTGATAATTCTTCGCCTAGTCAATTCATCTATTTTTATTTCAATCATAATACCTCATTCAATACTGCAAAATCCTTATGTAATTCTTTAGCTTTTATATTATAAGCCAAAGCAGCTTCTTCTTTTGTAGAGAATATTCCTAAATAAAAATAAGCTCTATTACAACATATTTGAGATATCCACTTATCTTTATAAGGGCTAACTCCTTTATATCCAGAAATGTTATTACTTTGTACATTTATATTTCTATTATTTTCTGAAATATTACAGATCCTTAGATTATCTCTCCTATTATCCAATCTATCTCTATTTTTATGGTCAATATACATCCCCATAGGTACATCTAAAATAAATCTTGATAAAAGTATTTTTTTTACAAGAACTAAAAACATACCCACTACTTAATAATCCCCATCTTATGTCTTTTATTTTACCATAATCAACAAAATCAAAAACAGTTTCCCCTATTACTTCACTTTTTACATTATAAAGTTCCATTCTACATAAAGAATCCTCAATATAAATCTTATTCCTACTTCTTACAGTTCTTTCTTTTATCTTACCATAATGATATATGTGCATGTAATGTATTCTACAAAATCCCTTACTACAACTCTTATTAAAACATCCTGATACAGAACAATATTTCATAATATTTCACACCTGTAAAACAAATCCATTTAAAATAGGTATACCCTTTAAAGATTCTATATCAACAGGATAAGCCATGTTATCTCTCATCCTAATATCTGACCTGTACATCCTTGGAGAAATACTATACTTTAATTTACCATACTCCTTCCTCAATTTGTAAAAAGAAAAATAATCAAATTCTTCATTCTCTAATAGAGATGGAAAAGCTGCTAATAGTTGTGGAGAAAAATACTCATTAGCATACATAAAAACTTTCCAATCAGTCTTAATAGTAACATTAAAATATCTGCTATCTTCCATTCTCATGTACCTACCTGGAACTTTATCAAAAGATTCTACTAGTTTTAAATCATCCACCCCTTCTATAGGTACAATTATCAAGGTCACTTTCATAATAAATTTTCATACACCTTATCACATAAAGATTTTAGAAACTGAAGGGAATCTGACATATCAGGATAATCAAAAAAACTGTCATCATAATGAACAAAAGGGATAGAATCTTTCCACCAAAAACTTAATTCCCCATCAGCATATCCACCTAAATCAGAAATATTATCAACCTTTAGACTCATAGAATCTAAAACGCTGAACTTGGGAAATAAAAATAAAGTATGAGTATCTGTGTCAAAAACCCAGCGATGGGGAATAAATCCTCTAGTAAGTTGCTCCAGTTCTTTCTGTTGCATTTCTTTATAATAAATCCCTTTCATCAATTCTATTACCCCATTAGGAAGACATATAAAGCCTTCTTTCCCGATTTTAGGTAAGAAATCTAAAATCAAATGAGGTTTTCCTAAATGTTCCAGACAATGAGAACATATTACAAAATCAAAAGGGGCTTCTTTTAATAACTGTTCTTGAATTTTAAAATCCTCTAAATCCCCTACAATAGAAACAGAACCCTTGACTTTTTTTAGATTATGGGCATCAGATTCCCTAGAATGAACATCTTGAATATCACAATAATGGGTAACATAATCTCCTGCCCAAGGACCCAAAGCTCCCCCAACATCTAAAACCTTATCAAAATTATTCTTGGATAGGTAATCTAAGACTTTATCTTTATGATAACCTATTTTATTGATTTGATGAATCATATTTTTCTCAACACCATGTCAAAAGTTTCGCTAGTCCACGGAATGGTACTGTGCTGTACTATTTCAAGATCAGGGATTTCTTTAACTATATTTCTCATAAAATTAAAACCCATCTTGACTTTATGAGAAATATTTCCTCCATCCTCCACTTCAGGGTATCTTCCTCCTTCAACATCAGGTAAAAGCAAAACAATGTATCCCCCTGAAACAAGAAATTCCGTCCATTTTATTAAACACCCTCTAATATCTTCCTCACTATCCAAATCTTCCAAAGCATGACTACTGAATACAAAGTTAAACTCTGAGAAGAAATTTAGATTTTCAAAATGGGTATTCATAAATATAGAGCCAGGACTTATTTGTTCCTCACATAAAGGTTGCGGGGACATATCAACATAATAGATACAGGTAGGTTTTAACAAAGGACAACTTCCACATCCCATATCTATTCCTCTACCTTGTAGAAATTGTTTTACATATTCCACATTTTTTTCAAATAGAGGTCTTACTGTATTATTAACTTCCTCTACTGAATTAGGCATACTTCCTCCTACAATTCACCGGTGATGTTGTAAACCTTACCTCTTTCAATAACTTTCTGAAAATATTTCAAATGATTGTTTGCCATAATCTCAGAAGTGAACCTATCTTTAAAAAGATTATAACAAGCCATACGGTCAATATTATCAATCTGTTTGTAAAAATCTAAAGCCTTGTCAATAGAGAGTTCCCTATCCTGTTCTGAATAAGTATCATATTCATTGATGAACCCATGAACTCCATGACTTATGATTTCTCCCCCTTCAAAATTCATAGCCGAAGGTTCATCTTTTTTACCCCATCCTATAATAGGAACACCGCAAGCTAAGGCTTCGATATTGACAATTCCAAACATTTCATGATAACGATCCCAATTTGTACTTATAAAAGCTTTGGCATTTTTTAACACCTTAAACTTAATTTCATCATCTACAGCCCTCAACCATATGATATTTTTATTATCTACATGAGGGAAAATTTTATCTTGCGAATAGGGATAATGATAAGCTGGTCCCATAAGAACAAGTTTAACTCCTGCTCTCTTTGCAAAATCTATAGCTATGTCAGGAGCTTTCCCCATATCCATTCTACCAGTCCAAACAACATAATCCTTTGCTTCTTCAGGTAACGGTCTATCAGGGATACCGTAATAAATAACCGTGCTTTGGTTAGCATTTAGACTATTCAGTTTCTTAGAATAAGCTATTACATTTTCATAAAACCTTCCGAAACTGAAATAAGGTTCTAGACTGTAGTTCCAATCCTCTCTTATTTCGTGTGATATAAATCCAGAAGCCATGTAACTATGAATATAATCAAACTTACCATTCTTACCTTCATAATCTTTAACAGCTTCCAAATAAAGATCCTTATTATCTGACCAAGGAATAGGAATTTGAATGTATTCAAATCCGGGCAAGTTACACCCCCCTACAGAAAATACAACACACTCATGTCCCTTCTTTTTAAACTCTTGAATTAGATACCAAATCTCCCTTTCAGCACCGTAATAACAACCCTCACCGAAAGGATGAGCATACCCTAGAATAGCAATTTTCATAAGATTGTCCTCCTACCTTTCATGAATTTTTCCATCTAGTACCATAATATCTACAGTACCTAGATTAAAGAAATTGACAGCATCTTGCGTAGATTCTACCATAGGTTCCCCATTACCATTAAAACTGGTATTTAACAAAATGGGAACTCCGGTAATCTCATTAAATTCCTCAACTAATCTGTTATAGTGGAAATTGGTCTCCTCATTTACTGTTTGTATCCTAGCAGACCCATCCATATGATTTATTTCAGGAATAATATCAGGTCTTTTAACAGGTGCAGTAAAAAGCATGAAAGGACTTTTCACATCAAAATCAAACCAATTGTTTAGTTCCTTCTCTAGTATAACAGGGGCCAAAGGTCTGAACCATTCTCTATTCTTTATCTTTGAATTTATCCTTTCTCTGTTATCATGGTTTCTTGGATCAGCTAGAATTGATCTGTTTCCCAAAGCTCTAGGACCAAACTCAGCCCTCCCATTACACCATGCAACTACCTTTCCTTCAGCTATCTTACGAGCAATATGACCATAATTTATATCCCCTTCCATAGGTTTATCTGGACCTAAAAAACATATTTCAGAATCAGAATACTCAGGTCTTTCTTCTCCTAAAATATGATGGGCAACATAAAGAGCCGATCCTACTGCTCCCCCATCATCCCCACATCCAGGAAATAAATGCACATTTCGGAATTGTGTCTCTTTCAATATCCTTGAATTAGTTACACAATTCAACATTGATCCCCCACTGAGGCATAAATTTTTTGTAGTCATAGGACCAATATTTCTTACACAATGCAAAATAGATTGTTCAAATAGTAACTGAATGGTTGCGGCTATATCTCTGCCCTTTTCAAAATCAAATTGGCACCAAGGAAATACTTCAGGAGATCCATGCAAATCGGTCCATAGATTAAGATACCATTGATGATAATCTTGATCATCAGGATAAAAGCAAGCCTTTACATAGGAATCTAGATTGTCCATTACTCTAGGAATCACTTTTCCATATGCCGCAACTGCCATAGTAGAACCTGCTTTAAATAATTGATGACCTACCCCAAGATATTCAGTAAAATATCCATAAGCCACACCGATCATTAATCCAGGACAATGTAAAGAAGTTAATTTCTTTCCTTTACCATAAGCTATTAAGGAATTATTCTTATTGTTTGCCCCACTGGCATCTAAAGAAAAAGAATAAGCTTCCTCAAAAGGACTTGTGTAAAAAGCTGAGGCAGCATGACAAAGCTGATGTCCTATGTAATATCCTTTTACGTTTTTACCTCTAAAATTAATATCTAATTCCAGACATTCATTGTCATAAACCCTGTTCCAAAGACAGTCTATTTTCTCATTACCTTGAAAGACTTCCATTTGATGGAAACAAAAATCTTTATTCCAATCAGACAGTCCTATATAATCAATGTCATTATGTGTGATTCCAAGATAGCCGAACAAATAATCTAAATCTTTATTAGTAACCCCATGGGAAAACTTATGTCTAGAAAGTCTTTCAGAACTAATGGCCCCGATCAACTTTCCATCTCTTATTACACAAACAGAGCCATGATGTCCATAATGTAAACCAAGGACAATACTCATAATAGAGCCTCAATCATCTTCATTTGATAATTCTTCATTTTAGGCCCCTCTACAGTATAAGCTATACTACAATCAGGACACCACTTGATGTCACCTGGAAAATCAGTTATTATCATGTGTCCACAAGGTCCTACTACTTTAATATCTTCAATATAAGGTGGCTGATTGTAATCAATATTATCACAAAAATACATATCCCTACAAAAAGGGCAGACTGTTTTTCCATCTACTTTCCTCTTTTCCAGAGTAACAAATCTACCACAAGACAAACACATAATCCTAGTATTATCCATTACCTTATCCTTTCTCCCCAAAGTTGTTTGTGTCCGATTTCAGTATGAAACCATTTCCAATTGTCTTTTCCCATAAAATATTCTTTTTGAGGAAAATTAAGATGAATATCATCCATTACAATTAAACTCCCTATCTTTGAATAGGGTTCATATAATTCCCACTCTATTATCATTTCCTCTAGATCATGAGTAGAATCTTGGAACAGAAAATCCCAAACTCCTATTTTTGGCATCCAAATAGGCAAAGTATCCCAAGTAAGTCCTTCTACAAAAGTAACCTTTACCTTGTTTAAATTTTTCAATTCTCTTAATATTTTATTTCTTTTATCAATAACTTTACCAAAGTCATTCCATCCTTCAAAGTCAATATTTTTCCAATCTACTAAATGACCATCTATGAGATATTTTTCAGTCACCCCATAGGGTTCACCCATAGTAATAGGAGCCTTACCTGCATCAAAAGTATACAATTCACCCCCTTCTGTCTTATTCATAGCAATGGCAATCTGTTTAGCACCTAACCCTTCAAAAGTACCAAGTTCAATAGACACTCTAGGTTTATAAATTTCTATCGCCTGTACTATCATATCCATATTTGCAAGATCATGATTCCAACACATTAGAAAATTAACAGCCACACTTTCTGCTGTAGCTTCTCCTACCCTAGGCTCTATAGTGTTCCAAATATTTTCTAAAGTTGACACTTTACTCCTACCCCCAAAAACGAAAATTGTCCCAGTATTCATCGTTATTGAATTCTGCTACTTCCTGTTTAACCATACATTCATAAATATCTACTGGCAACCCTAATTGCCTTCTCCTTATTATATGCCTAAGCCATTTCTTTTCTACAGCTATCCTATCTCTATAATCATCCTTTTCATAATGAATAATATCATAATTCACATTTTTAGTATTTTCATACCCTATCAAAACATGGTGAGGACTATTCACCCATCTTAATTTAGGAGTTTTTCTAAACATTCTACATTGGTAATCAGGGTATTGTCCTATCTGATGACTAATAATAGGCCATCCATCCTCTCCGATTATAGCATGAGGAGAATCTTCATAACGAATTACATCCACTGTTTTCCTAGAAAAATGTAGAGCCATTCCTATCTGAAAAGCTTCCTCATTGAATTCTGAAAAAAACTTTTTAAGGTCTGGACTCATCCTTTCATCAAAATCCATTATAAAAATTAATTCCCCATGAGGCACATAAGACAGGGCAATATTAGATTGACAAATTTCCATATCATGATACCAGTCAAACCAAGGGTGAATATAAACATCCACCTTCTCAAATCTCCTCAGTTCTGACACAGTATGATCATGTGAATTTCCATCAATCACTATTATCCTCTTTACAAAAGGTTCATCATGAAAATCTCCAACACATCTTTTTACAACTTTTTCCTCATTTGTACCTTTCATTAAAATTATCATTTATTTTCTCCTATTAATTTATTAAGAGATTGTGCTACCAAAAAGGGTGAAATGGAATCTATACAAGGTGTTACACATTTATTTTTTTCAGTCACACCCCAACAATTACTAGTAATAGGACACACCTCTAATTTATTAGGTTCTAAGAAGATCATTAAATTAGGATCACCTTTAGGACCTGTTACTCTAGCAGGGGCAGGTCCAAATAAAACAACTAAAGGTATACCTATAAGTCCTGCTAAGTGAGAGGGAAAACTGTCAATTACTATAGCCCCTTGTGAATGTCCCATAATATAAGCTGTTTCTCTCCAAGAAAGTTTACCTCTAAGATCAATAGCCCCATTACATGTTCTATCCATTCTTCCCCCTATCTGAACAACAGGATAGGGAAGCTTCTTAATTACCATACCCATATGTGAATATGTTCTATATTCAATACTACCGCCAGTAGTATGTACAACGATAAACTTATTAGGCAACAAACACAAAATTTCCTCAGAAGGAGGTTTAGGATCAATGAACATTTTATCAGGTTTAACTCTACAAAAATAAGGATACATATCATAAAGTTTT